TGGTTTTCTTCTTTTTGCCTGTGACATTTTGTTTGGTGCGTGATTTAGAGACAGCTTTTATATCAATAAACTCTCCTTTCCTGTAGGCTTCAGCAGTCCTTTTGATTTCAGCCGCTTTCGCAGCCCTGTTTTTAGAACCAGATAAGTATTTTTTAGCAATACCTGTCTTTTTGTCTTTAGGAACTCGCCTTAGTTTCTTCCTTTTCACTTGTTACCTTTTTAGATTTTTTAGGAGAAGCTTTTGGTTCTTTCTTTGGCTCATCATAAGATTGAACTTTAAATTGGTATCCCATTACTTTTTACCTCCCTTCTTTTTCTTCTTTGACTTTGGCTTCATAGTAGAACCATACCCAACACCTTTAGGCATAACAAAAAAAGTAGCTGTCTTTATCTTACTTCCTTTTGCCGTTCTTAGCTGTTTTTTAAAATAAAGCTTTTTTACCAACAGCAGTATTATTGTTACCAATAGTAATTACCAATAGCTGTATTATTGTTACCATTAGTATTTACCAACTGCTGTATTCTTGTAAGTCGTTGTATGACCAATAGCAGTATTATGCTTACCACTCGTAGCAGTTAAAAGCCTTGCAATAACTACGTTTTGTGTAAAATAACCGATTGCTGTGTTTTACTTCCATGCAATTTAACCTACTGCCGTATTATATGTACCGCTTGTATTTCCTACTGTTGTGTTTTTACCAAAAGCAAAAAAACCTACTGCTGTGTTTTTGTATTTAAGATATTTACCCAACTGCTGTGTTTTTAGTGCCGGTTGTATTTTAGATGCAAGTAATTAAACCAATAACTGTATTTTTATAAAACCATTGATATGACTGTAATTTTAGGCTGTATTCTATTTAAAGTAATTTAACCAACAGCAGTATTATGGTTGCCGGTTGTATTTTTAATTGAAGTGTTATAACTAGTAGTTGTATAAAGTAAAACCATTGATATAACTAGCTTTTAGTAAACAAATCCTACTGCTGTATTATGTGTACCTGATGTAAAACCTATAGCTGTATTATGTGTTCTCGTTGTATATCCTATTGCAGTGTTTTATGTACCTATCGTATTTCCTACGACTGTATTTTAGATCCTTGCAACAAAACCTATTGCAGTATTTTATGCACCAATTGTATTTACTTCCTTTTACGTTTTTTAGCACTTGATAAAGCGATAGCCTGTGCTTGTTTTAATGTTTTACCTTCCTTCATTAACAAACGAATGTTTGCAGATATAGCCTTCTGTGATTTGCCTTTCTTAAGTGGCATTATTTAAAAAACTTTCCAGCATTAATATCTTTTACAAAAGACTTAAAATCTTTTGCTTTTGAAGCTTCTTCAATACATTTTCTTCTTTCTTTCATATCCAAGTGCAGAGTTGTCATTAACTGTGCAAGCTCTCTTGAAAAGAAAGGATCATCAATCATAATTTAACTGTATCACTTACCACTATAGCTGATCTGTTGAGTATCACCCAGTAATCTGCGTCAAAGTGTATTAATTCAGCACCACCTTCAACTAATTTATCTACTAAAGGCAAAGGCACTTGATATCCATCTATTCCAAGTATGGTGCAAGCTTCCCCTACTGACTCAATTTTGTAGCCTGTTAGTTTTTCTGCTTTTGCAATCGTTTCATCTTCCCATTTTCCAAAGGTTTGTTTATACCAATCGGAGTCTGGATATGCGTGTTCATTCTTTAAATTTTTTGTACTTGAACCCTTTTTCCAAGTTTTGAAGTTTGCATCTTTTTTTAATCCAAATGCAGTAATTCTTTTTTGCTTTTCAGCAACTGATAATTTAGGTGCAAAGGCATTACTCTGGGTATAATGTTCAGCAATTTCAATAGCATTTTTTGTACTCTTTGATAAACTTGCTTTTGTTCCATGAAAGTTTCTAGCAGCAGCATAAGTTCCATTGCCATATAGACCTTCACCAGCATAATAATTATCACCTCCTTTACCGATACCCTTAAACTGATCATTCCATCTATCATCAGAAACTCCTCGATACAAAACAAGGTTTTCACCATCAGCACCCTTAACTAAATCTTTTCTATTTTTTAATGCTTGAACATTTTTAACTCTATCTGGTCTTTTATTGAATCCTTGCTTCCAGAAAAGATAATCATTATACATTGGTGAGTTTTTATCAACTACTTTTTCAATACTTAAACCTTGCTCTAAAGATTGAATTTTAAAATCAATCGGCCCTGTATATGGGTTTTTTATACCTCTTGCTGTTTGTATTTTTATCTCATGCTCTCTGTACTTTTTAAGATCAGCCAACAACTCTTTTTCAGTTAGTTTTTTGAGTGGCTTTGATTTAACAAAGTCAGATGCCTTAGCAGTTCCTACAACCGCTTTAGGCTTGGGCTTTGGTTTGATATTTGTAGGCTTACCATAGATTCTTTGTAAATCTTTCAGACTTCTTTCACTATCATCATCACGAACAAATTTTTTTATTGCTTTCTGTCCAGATCCTTCCTTCTTTGCCAACCTCTTAAAATACTGAACTTTCTTTGCATTGCCTAAAGTTTTAACCTGTAGCTTTTTATCTTGTTGTAAAAGCCAATCACCATATTTCGTATCTTGTGGCACTCTACCTGTTGCACTTGGTCTAGTAACAACCTTTCCTACTGGTGGCTTTTCCAAACTTGGATATTTCTTCTGCAATCCATCAAAGTCAACGACAGGAACAGTGGTAGATCGACAATTAAAGTGCTGTGGTGGTGTAGGGCCTTTGTTGTATGCAAACTGTTTGCCATCAAGATCTCTGCAAACTGCACTTGTTCTGTTATCTAAGGTTGCAACATATTCATATTTAGGGGCAACTTTACTATTTGCAGCATACACCGCCTGTGATGCCTGATTCTGTACTTGATTAACAGATGTTCTTACTATTGTTCTTATTTGATGATTAGCAAGTTTTGTTCTTTCACCGCCAGCAAGTGCTAATTGTCTTGAAGTTTTAGCTTTTTGACCAAATTCTAAATTTCCAATCATTCGTCTTGCTATTTCTTGTGTTGATTCTCCGCTAAAAACCCCTTGTCTAATATTTCTTGCAAGCAACTCATGTTGCTTTGTTGCTATACCACGAAAAGCTTTCTCTACTGTGTCTCCATTTGGAAGGGTTTGCATTGCTCCCTGTCTTGCAGTAAGTTCAAACTTTCCAGAACCAAACCTTTTAAAATCATCTTCTGTAAATTCTTTACTGGTAAATATATTTACTTGTGTTGGATCTGTTTTAACAAAAGATTCTGCATATTTTCTACTAACAGCAACAGAATTTATGGGTACATTACCAGACTTTACAACTTTTTTTAATTCATTCTCTATAAATCCAGCCTGTACTTCTGCCAGTCCTTCGATTTCTTTAATCATTTTTTGAGTTGTAAGCCTTGACCAAGTATCTAAACTTATTTTTGACTGTTGAATTATTGCTCTTAATCTTTTTCTTGTCTGTGGTGCTATTACAATCCCTGCCCCAGCTTGTGCTTGTCTAATGTTTATCTGTTTTAGTTTCTTTGTTGCTTCAAGAATTACATCATTGTATGCCTTTTGAAAATCCTTTGCAACAGCATTACTATATCTGTTTAAATCAATAGTCTCTCTGAAAAATGCTTCTGGTGTACTCATTCATCAGGCCGCGTCTTCTGTTTCGTCATCATCATCTGTAGCTGGTTCTTCTGGTGGTTCCATTTCTACCAACCCTCCACTTTGCGTGCTTTCCATTTCTTCCTCAATATCAAAGTCATCACCAAGAATTTCTCCAGCAGACAATTGGTTTAGAAGTGTCTCTTGTGAAATAGTGCCAGCAGTAAACAAGGTTAATAGACTTGTTATCTCTTGAGGCTCAAGCCTTGTAGAAACAAAGTCTCTATTTACAAAGCTGCTACCAGCATTAGGTTCATTTAAATATTCGCTATGAAACCTGAGGCAGTTATCAATTAAATCTTGCATCTGTTGAGCAATAACCATCATTGTGCTGTCATTCTGTGATCTATCTATTCGTTTGGCCTCTGCTGATTCTCCTACTAATTTTTGACCAAGCACCGCAGCTAACGATAAAGTATTGATCTGCTCTTTGAGATCACCAAGCCTTTGGAACTGGCTGTCATAGCTATCTCCTGATGGGCTTACATATTCAAGTCTAGATTCTGGTGGTAATGCCAAAGCTTCACTTGGGCCTGTTGTTATCTCATCAGCGTTTGGATAACCAAAGACAGCAAGTAATGGAACAGAACTGATATGCAAAATATTATCCAAGTCTGATTGAATCTGGTAATGTTTAAGATTTAACTCTGCTATGTCATACAAGGGGCTGCGTGACTCATAAAAACCTACCCTGTTGGAATATGCCACAGCAAACGGAATCTTGTCTTTAAGGCTCATTTCACCCTCATCAAATAATTTATATTCACTATTCTTTTTATCTTTTCTATGGATCTCATATCTGCCACGCTCTAAAACTCTTATTTGCTTAACTTGCTTTTCTCCATACTTTCCATCAGGTTCTACAACATTCTCCAACAACCTTAACTGTGTGAGTTGTCTTGCACCATCTATGATTTCACTTCTCCACCCAAGAATATTTCGTGGTGAATATGTCACCCAATAAGGTCTGGTCTTATCTCCATCTTTAGGTGCATCTACAAGCACACCACAATGCCCGAAGGAAATCGCTGTTCTAGCTGTTTCATATAGCCAGACATTCAGATCATTTCCTTCTAGGTCAACATCAAATAATTGTTCTCTTACTAAGTCAGAAACGTCATCAAGCCTTACTGGTTTTCTTGTGAGCATACCAGCCAGCATCTTTTCAATTCTCTGCAAGTAAGGAACAACAGTTGATCTCGATAACCTTACGTCATAACTATCATCTGTTTCTCTTGCCTCCTGTGGCAGATACTTTCTATGTTCACTTCTAATCTTATATGTGCCTTCCTTCAAGTCTGTGATCAAATCCCAAAACTGTGCCATTCGTTGATATGCCGCATTTGGTGATTCAACAGTCGATACAGCCTGTGTTATAGGTTGGTTATAAATATTTAATGAGCTATACACAGTTTTTCCTCATAGTATCATTACTTTTAATATATTCTAATTCCTGTCGGCCGCCCTGCACGAGCAAACAATGGATTAAATTCTCTCCATACGACATATCCTAAGGCATCTGCCATGTGGTCATAGCCAGATTCTTTGTCTGGTTCTCCTTTCTCATTGTATGACTGTAATTCCATAGATTCTATTAGCTTTCTGCAACTGGCATGGATATGTAAACGGGTTTCCCCTTTGCCGTTACATAAAAGAGCCTGTACGGAAGAAACCCTGTCTCTGACTGGCGGATTGCTGCGTGGCGACTGATTACTGAACCCATACGACTCCAGAATGGCAATATCAGTTTGGCTACTGTTTGTACTCCTGTTTCCTCCACTGGCATCTGGGTAAATATATATTTTATTGTAAGGGTATCTGGCTTTTATTTCTTGAGCAAGTGCATCTGTGTCATGAGCTTTAGTTATTTCATCAAATATTAATAATTTTTGATCTTTTACAATTCCAACAACAGCGTTCATGTTTCCTATGTTGAAGTCAATACCAATGCGTAATGGTTCTATCTGTATCTCTTGTTTTTCTGTAATTACGTTTTGTGACCTTTCAAAACGATCATAAACTTGACCAGTTGTAAGGTTTACAAACTCTCCATTTAAATAAGCTTGTAACATTGATGGATCATAGTTCGCTTGCATACGTTCTATAAAATCTTCTGGCAAATGTGGATTGTCTTGCGTCCGCATCTTGATTAAATGCCTGTCCTTACGTTCCTTTGCTTCATCAGTACCAAAAGTGTTATATAACCAGCGAAAGCCTTCTGGTGTTGAAGCTGCACAGAACTGTCTGACATTACCAGCCCTTAATCGTCCAAGTATTTTAGGAAAAGCCCTGTTTGCAATAGATGGACTTACAACATCTATTTCATCTACCAAGACATGAGATAAATTTAAACCTATTATTCTTGACCAGTTTTCAAAAGATCTGCATAACAGCTTGCTATCTCCCTCTTGAAAATGAATTGTGTACTCAGGTAAAGGACTAGCTCTAAAGGTATATGGTATTTCATATTGCTCTAAAAATTGTTCAAAGTCTGTTTGCCAAATGTCTCTGATTAATGGGGCAGTTGGTTCCATAACCGCCCCGATATAACCTATATTCTGTGCTGCTAGTTTTATAGCCATACTGCACAAAGCTCTAGTTTTACCAGCACCATAACCAGCAGATAAACCAACAATTTCTGATTGATTATCAAAGAACTGTTGCTGCGGTGGATGTAAATCTGTTCTTATACGATTTAGAAGCTCATTTGTATCAATATCAATGCTGTGACTGCCTATGTGATCTAATATAGAACCTTCTCTGGAAAGTATGCTCAAGACATCACCTGACCAACTTTTGCCATTGAATTTATGCAGCCTAATGCAACAGATAATTGACCACCTTTTCTCGCCTCCTGTTGTAATGACGCATATTGAGCTAAAACTTCCGCAGTAAATTGTCGCCTGTCAATATCAAAATCTTTTTTCAAAATAGCTCTGGCATCTTGCATGTAATTATCTGCTGTTCTTTCCGTTACACCATATTCATCTGAAACAAATTGTATTATTTCTGATCTTGTAGTTCCAACAGATAAAAGCTTTGCAACTTTATTGACTCTAAAGTTATGTTCTGTCTTACTGGATCTACCTTTTGCCACTAAATTAAGGATTTTATTAATCTAAATGTAGCTTGAATTGCTGGTTTTTGTCGATTTTTCTTGTTTTTCCCAGTGTTTTAATAATATTTTTAACTCAATTATTCTTAACTGTGCTGCTTTTATTTTTTCTTCTACTTTCATTCCCACTCCTTTGGATGACCACTGCTTAATTGTATTGTGTAGTCTTTAAGATCCTTTAACTGCATACCAACTAATTTATCTGTATTCCATTTTTCATCTTCAAAAGGTATTAATTGAACACTGACATCACTTAATTCATATCCAGTCCATTCCCATTTATTTTTGGGGTTTTCAAATAATCCATCAAATTCAATAGAAAAATTATAAATACGGTATGAGACTTCTTTTTCTACTCCATCCACTTTTATATATTTATAAACATAAGCACCTTTTAAGGCATCAAGTGGCAAAGAAGATTCTGCATCAAGTTTCATAGTGATTTCATAGTAAAGTTTGCAAGTTTGTCTTTCACCTCTTGTATTTCTGGTGAACAATTAATAAGGTTTTTCTCTGGATTTTTTTTGTGTTGATTCATAACTTTATTCATAAACTTTGCAGTTTTAGACCAACTTTCTTTTCTCATGTTGTGGATTTCTCGAACAACATTAATGTCAATATCAACTCCGTAGAAGTTTCTAATAACACCATTTTCATTCCTATAGCCTTTACAGACTAATTGGTTGTCTTGGTCATAAGTTGCATTAGCAGCAGCGCAGTAACATATAAGGGCTAAATCCTGTCCACCACAGTGTTTTCCTGAGTCATCCCTGTCGTAATCAGGCAAGTGTTGATTGATTAATCCATCAGAATTGTGTATTATTCCAGAATCATTACAGGCAAAACATTCATATTTAGGTGCATGAAAAGTTATTTCCCTGTCGATAGGTCGTCTTTTATAGCTTTTCATTTATTTAACCTTCCTTTCTTCTAAATCTTCAAATGGGTTCATTTCTTCCCATTTACCATTTTTAAAAATTTTAATTTTATCTGGTTCATTTGTATTAAAACAAATCTGACCTTCAACAGGTAAATCGTTTTCCATGGGTGTTAAAAAGGGGTGTTTTTGGGTTTACTAAATGTAGGTGCTTTTCTTGTAGCTGTCAATAAATATTGCTCATATTGACCATTTTTGATCCAGCGGTGGGCATCACTGAATAAAGGAGTAAACTTATCAGCCTTAAGTGACTTTCTTCTGGCTCTTATATCGGCCTCAAGGCAGCCTTTAAGTTTATCCCTTGTCTTTGTATCTAATTTCATAAATTCGTTATATGCAAGCTTTTTTGACAGAGATATAGTTCTCATATCTTTTGGAATTTCTAAATAAGTTTGCCAGAAAGAATTAAAGCTTTTATTTTTATAGTTATTTGTTTTAGTTATATTGTTTTTCTTAGGGTGTAGCTGTGACACCACCCCAGTCTTTGTCTGACACCCCCCTAGTGTCTGTGTGATACTACCCCCGTTTCTCTCTGACACTACCCCAGTTCCTGTAAGATACCCCCCTGTAAAAGTAGGATCTTGAACTGGTAATGCCTTGCATTGACTCCAGATTGTTACTCTATAGCAGTTTGTTTTCTGGTTATGCTCATCAATCCTATATTGCTTTTGCAATAGTTTTAACTCAACTAATTCATTGACAGTTCTAATTACTGTAGATCTGGACATCATTGCATCCTTAGCAATAGTGGCATAACTGGGCCAAATGTTTGGATAATAACTTTGAAGAACCCAAAGAACCATTAGCTGATGTGGTGTTACCTTTCCTTTTAAAGATGATGGAAGTGCTATAAATGGTGTATTTTCTGGTATAAAACTCATTTTATGGAATATTTAATAACGATCAAAGATATTGAAGCTGCACCACAGGGCAGTAAAAAATTTGTTGGCAAAAACAAGAAGGGACAACCATTGATGATTGACACCTGTAATCGCTTGAAATCATGGCGGGATCAGGTTGGTGTTATGGCGAAGTTGTGTTGTGTGGACGGTATTATTGAAGAACCTGTAGCAATAGAAGTTACGTTTTACTTTAAACGTCCGAAACTTCACTATGACTCAAAAAATTTATTAAAGCAAGATGCTCCAACTTATGTAACAAACAGACTTAAAGGTGATATAGATAAACTGTTACGAGGGTTACTTGATGGGCTTACTGGATCAGCATTTGCTGACGATAGCCAAGTCGTAAAAATATTTGCAGTGAAGAAATATTGTGATTTAAAATCTAAAATAACAGCAACAATAAAAATTAAAACTATTGATGAGAAAGAGAATCTCATTTGTGGCCTGTCCCGAATGTAAAATATTTACTTTTCAAAAAATTATCAGCACAGTTGTAGATGATGAGCACAGAATACTTAGAAGGAGAAATTGCCTTGACTGCGGTCACAGATGGTACACAGTACAACAGCCAGAGGTTAGTGTAGAGAATATAACAACATCAAAATTTTTAAATAATTAATCGGGTGATAGATCGGCTCTTCGCATAGCCGCCCTGCTTTTCCTATGTGTTGCTTTAGGTTTTGTATGGCTTTCAAGTTAGTACAATCCCACTTAGAAAAACTAACTATCAGGCTACCCGACTAAAGTTTGTTAAGTGCATTTTCTAAACCAAAACAAATTCTGGCTATAATGCCAGCATCTAAATGTTCTGGAAAAGGGCCAAGTGATTTAGTAGATGGGTTTTTACTAAGAAACTGTTTAAGTTTTAAACAATCCTCAGCCCTTAGTCGCACAGATATGTCCATAAGACATATATACCATCACCATAGCGGATCATCAAATGGTGGAACTTCGTAATCATCTTTTTGTTCGTTTTCAAAAACTAAAAGATCAAAACATGAATATAAAAATTTATCTCTGAATGTCTTTTGAAAATCTGCATTTTTCATAAGCATTGTAATTAAAATTCTTGAAACGATTTGAACTTTTGGATTTTTTGAATACATATTTTTAAAGGTTGTTTTGAATAGCTGAATATCACCTTTAATGATGCGTTCAATCTCATCTTTAAATTCATGCTTTACAGCAAGCTCTGAAAGATGTCTTGCCTCTTCAATGTCGGGAGTGACAGCAGCCTCTGTCATAAGTGCTTGAGCAAGTTTTAGTCTTTGATCTTTGTTCATTACTTTTCCTCCTAGATGGCTTGCTCGAACTCATGACTTTCAACAATAGGCTGGACTATAAAAACTGCTGTCCAGATATGTTCTTCGTCATAGTCTTTCAAAATATCTAACAATTTGTACCTGATGTTGAATTGTGAATTATTGTCCTTTGATAATTTTTTATAAGTAGTTAAAAAATGATATTTGTCGCTAGTCTCTAAACGATTCCAGACTTCATAATCTTTGATTATGGCATTAAGACTTAAAAACAATACGTCTTTTTCGTCATTTGTAAAATTCATTTTGTTTAAGGGGTGATAGGTGAATAAAGACCCCACCAGTTGAGGTGGGGATGATAGGTTTACTTTTCTTTATGAAACTCAATGCAGTTTGAATAGCGGCCATTGACCTTTGCTATGTAGAACTCATTGTTGATAATAACTTTATCTCCATCTGCTACTGCTCTTAAGCTGTGCATACGTTGGTTTGCCCTGATTTGCTCTTTGCTGTAGTGACTGCATATCATTGAACCAGCGTTGATGCCTACATAAACACCATCACATAAATGCAAACTTACATTCCAGATTGTGTTTCTGTCATAGATGCGTTTCTCACCAGTTGGCCTGTAAGTGCCTTTGTGTAAATCTGGCTTGCCGACTCTAACTTTAAATTCAGTTTGCCAGTCAAAAGAATCTTTGCTGACTTCAAGTGTTTGATAAAGTGGCTCACAAACTGTTTCATAGTCTTTAGCAGTTGCCTCACAGTGCTGCATTGTTGAATAGTAAAACTCAGGATTATCGGTCTGGTTTTCTTTAACCATTTGAGTAAGAGCTTTGATGCAATCTTGTGCAAACTCTTTTTTCTCTTGGGTTGTCATTGTCATGGCTTTAGCGAAGTAGTTGAACATGGGGCCAATCTCTCGACCTCATATAAATATAATAACATACTTTTCCACAATGCAACCTATATAACTTATATTTATATAGTTATGTTATGAAATTGTAATAAGTTGCATAAGTTATTGACATATACTTAAGGATAAATTATTATAAATACATGGCCGAGAGGTCGATCTTCGTTAGGTATTTTAAATGACTGACAAACCTGAGTACATCATCTGGGGCAAATGCCCAAAGCTTACAAAGCATGATGATGAAGTTATCCTTTACACACAAGCTACAAGCTACAAACATGCAAAGTATGTCATGGATCAGTTACAGATTCAGCATCAATGCACAGAGACAAGAATACAAGTTCTTGATCCAACAGAAAAACCAAACTTTAACAAAATTATCTGTTTCAAATGATTAACCAAAAACAACTACTCAAACAAATAGAAACTTACGCAGCTAAATGCGACCAAGCCTTAATTGATTGGCAAAAAGGTGAGCCACTTGAAATGGGTGACAACTGCACTATTCATAAAGGCAGAAAATACTACGAAATCATAAGAGGTAGAAAAGGTCACTGCTGTCACATGGGTTACGTTGAAATTGCAACTGGAAATCTTTGTAAAGAGCAAAGACAAGCTGCACGTTGGAATTTACTAAACAACACAGATGCAAATTTACTTTTTGCGAATGTTAGACCTTTTGGGCATCATCTTTATGCAAATGAGGCAAAAAAAATCAGAGGGGCGCAAAAATGACCTCTACTCTTAAAACACAAGCTGAAAAAGATCAGCACAAGAGAGCCAGATTTAAGGCTCTCAGGCTTCCAAGAGTCAAGGCCGTAGTCAAAAGACATAGGCAGTTACAAAACCTAGCTAATCAAAGTAACTACAAATTCACCAAAGATGAAGCTATGCAAGCTGTCAAACTATATGAACTCATGCTTGAAGAAGCAAAAGAGGCATGGCTTGAAGTTGACTCTTACAACTTAGAAAAATTATTTAAACCAGATACTACGGAGCTTGACTAATGGGCAATTTTCTAATGATGTTGGCAGCCTCAGGGCTGCTATACACCTCACTCTCACACACATTGATGGATATGACCAAGCATGATTGTTTGGTCAATAACCTACCTACCGCTTGTAAAACTTACTACTCCAAATGAACCAAGAACACCTAAACCGCCTTGACTTCACTAATGAAGCTTTGAACAAATGGCTCAATGATTGTCCTTTTCCTATTACAAACTTCAGACAAATGACCTTTGAAACAAAAGGGCAAAAGCAAGTTGAAATACTTGTTGATATACCAATAGAAAAAACAGCAGCAAATTTAGCTCATTATGGTCTTAAGATTGACCAAAAAACTGCCGACTTAGAACAGCAATACCTTAAAGCTGATATACGACATAAAGAACTTATCGCACAAAGCTTAAAGCTTGAAATGGAGGGTAAAGTATTAGAGCAAAGAAAAGTTGATGATGAATCACATAAAGCTTGGAGATTAGTTCATGATCTTGGACAACAACTTTCTGATTTATGCGAAAAGGAGCAAAAGATATGAACAAAAAATACCCCCAAAAGCCACCCCTGACCTTTGGGAGTACCTTGTATTTTCCTTTTCACCTAATGCCCCAACACCAAGAGGCACTCACATTCTAACAATGAATATAGACAAACAACTTAAAACTTTGGAAATGGCAATACTACATGGAAGTCATTTTGAAAAAAAGCTTGCTGATGCTGGCATTGCTGCTGATCCAATAAACAGGGCAAAGATTTTTAAATTTTTCCCTAGTTTGGTTGAAAAATATGGCCCTCAAAGTGCCATTTATAAATCAACTTTTAAATTTCAACGACAGTTGAGGATTGTAAAATGACTGACTACATACAAGGCCATGATGTACCAGAGAACATTTATAGGGCTGCTAAAGACTGGGCTGCCAGCGATCTCAAATCTGTAGTTGATTATGGATTAGAGGCTACATATATCAGGAAATTTGGTAAGGATAATCCACCAAAAACCACTACTCCAGCTATGAAGTTTGGTTCAATGATCCATAAATTTATTCTTGAACATTCTGACTTTAAAAATTGTTATGGTCTTTTAGATGATAAAAGGTCAAAAGTAGGGAAAGCAAAAGCCCTTGTCATGCAAGAAAAAGGGATTGAAACTTATACATCAGCAGAATTAGACACACTTATTGGTATTGAACAATCCCTATATAAAAATGATTTTGCTGCTTCAGTTTTAAACAATTTCTCTGGTAAAGCAGAACAGTCTTACTGGTGGACTCACAGTGGAACAGGCTTGCCATGTAAAGCCCGCTGTGACTATGTGGTTGACGACATGGTGATCGACCTTAAAACAACTGGCGAGGGTGGTGCAAACCCCGACAAATTTACTAGAACCATAGTAAATTTTCATTACCATTTACAAGCCGCTCACTATTTGCAAGCAACTGGAGCTAAACGCTTCATATTTATTGCAGTAGAAAAAGTGTTTCCCTACTCAGTGGGAATTTACCAACTTTCACCTAATTTTATTGAGAAAGGTTATGAACTCCAAAAGCAGACGCTTCACCAAATACTTGAAGCATCTAAAACTAAATTCTGGCGAGGATATACAAACGCAAGTCCAGATGGAATCCAAACACTTACACCCCCTAGCTGGCTCAAATGAATCAGAGAAGCCACATTTTGAAGTCATGGACATTACACCAGACATGGCAAAAAAAATACTTACTCACAGAAACAAGAACAACAGGGGTCTTAAATATACCAACCTCGCAAGACTTACCAAAGCTATTGAGAATGGTGAATGGAAAGTAACAAATCAAGGCATAGCTTTTGACAAAGATGGCAACTTAATTGATGGTCAGCATAGACTTGCTGCCATATTGCAGAGCCGTAAAACTGTGAAGATGCTAGTTGCAACCAACATGGATGCTGGAATCTTTGATGTTGTAGATACTGGATCTAAAAGAACAATCGGTGATGCTTTAGATATTCTCGGATCTGAAGATGGCCGAACTATTTCTGGAGCTCTAAAAATTACCTATTGTTATTATCATCATCCAGACAGGACATGGGGTGGTAATTCAATTTCCATGCCCTCTGCTCCTGAGATTGCAAAAGTTTATTCAGAAAGACAAGAAGAGATCGAGGCTTTGCTTTCAGTAATAAAGAAAAAACGCAAAAACTTTAAATGTTTTTCAAATAGTCTTGGATTAGCAGTAACTTTGCTTTGCATGGATGCGGGTTGGTCTGATATACAACTTTGGGAGTTTTGGGATGCTGTTACTGTTGGAGCAAATTTATCTCCTGAGAGTGTTGTTCTTTCCTTTAGAAATCAACTTTCAGATCCATATTTTAGAAAGAGACATTATGGAACACAAAGATACATCCTTAATGCTTTTATAAAATGCTTTAACCAGTATGTGCAAAATGAACCTATGGTCAAATTCGTTGCACCAAAACATGACACCAAACTGTATAAGGTACAAAAACCAAAAAAACAACAAACATCAATCTTAGAGGTAATTAAAAAATGACAATCTCAACAATGGAAAGACCAAATCTTGAAAACGTCATCAAGAATGAAGATGTTTATGAGAAAGCTGGCCGCAAATATTGCAAATGGTCAAGAATTGCATATTATCTAAATAATTATGCAAAAGGCTGGAATTTCCAACTAAAACTCAACTCAGAATCGCCTACAAGCCCTTCCTTTTTTGATGCGGTATGGAAAGCACCTGACGGATCTGGCTATTTGATGTGCTATTTCACAGATCCAAATGGCGGTGAAACTGGTTTGTTTCCCTATGCCATTATGGACAATCGCAACAATCCCATCAAAATTGACAGGATTTCTGCAAGGGATATATCAGATTCACACCGCAGAGCTTTGGCCGCCTGTGCTGCTTTTACCTTTTCTCTGGGTTATGAGCTATGGGCATTTAATGAAGTTGCAAGTGTAACTGAACAACAAAAGCCACACAAAGCAAGATCAGCACAGCCCATACAAAATGTCTTTATTGCTGCAAAAACAGCTATCGAAAAAGAGACAGACCTACAGCGGTTGTTATCGCATGAAACAAATTTAGAAGTGCGATATACTCAAGGAAAAATCACTCAGGATGAATATACAGTTCTTAGTGATTTAGTAACTACAAAAAAAACTGAACTAGCCTAATGACAGTCACTGAAACTCAGTACTTAACTACTCAACAATTAGCAGAAAGGTATGGGCTTAGTCCTAATACCATCAAAAGTTGGCGGGCTAGAGAATATGGCCCTGAGTATTATGAGCTTCCTTTTGTTGCTTTTGGTACTCCCAAAATTAGATACCAACTACACAAAGTCCTCGCATGGGAAGAGGCAAACGAAATCACCCCTATCAAACCTTTTTAACAATGGCAAACACCCCAGCTTTTATGGCAAAACTTAGAATTGTTGGCAATAATAGCCAAAATCAAAATGCTCCAGAAAAAAATGTAATTATAGATTTCACCTGTGAAGAGGGTGAAAAAGCTGCAAAGTGGATTTTGCAAGCTGTAGATAATGCAAAAATGGATGGCACAAAAATTCGTGTTTATAAGAGTAAATCAGATTATGATGAGGTCGCTGGATTTTCGCTTTGGGGCGGCATGTGGGGCAACACTGGCAGAATACAGCCTATGCCTCACAAAGAAGCCTCTGAGAGGACTGTAAATGTACAAGCGAACCAGCCTGAGCTACCAGATGATCTCCCTTTTTAAATTATGAAAACTATAACTTTTCCTGTTAATCCTTATATTGGTCAAATTTATTATTCACCAGATAATGATAAAACCTTTGAGTTTTTAGAAGTGACAAGGACAGATGAATTAACTGGAATTGTTGAGGAATCTGGAGTCTGGTTTGATATAACAGACAGAGATTTAGTCCCTTAAAGGTAGAGGCATGACGATCTATGATTCCAAGATCAAAAGCTGCTCTTTTACAATTTTGAGGTCTATTGCCCTTATTGCCTAGCTTGTGACTGTGTCAATCCAGCACATCAACTTTGTAAAAAGATATGAGTTCCCTTCGAGGATTGCTAAGTGGGCAAAAGGTCAAAATCCCTAATAGGCTTAGTAATAAGCATAACAGTCAGTAAGTCCTCTATTTTTTATTAAATAAAACATACATCAAGCGACTAATAAAAGTTGCTTTTTTTTTGGTTTGTTTTTCTTCTAATTTAAAAATATAATCTTGCTGGTCACAAATTATTTCAAGTGCCATACTAATAAAATGTCCCTGCTTACAACCTGTTCTAAGTAATTCGATTGCATATTCTCTTAATTCTTTTTTGTCGTTTTGTTTATTTATTTTTTGAATTTGTTTCTCTAGCTCAAACTCTTCCTCAAGACTCATCTTGGAGTTGAGAGCTTTTATTATCTGTCTCATTTGACTGGGAATAGCTTTTCTTCAATCATCTTGACTATGGCATCGTCCACGTCATTATCTGATTTTGCTGCCAAATCTTGTAAGAGTGACAAACAAGCTCTCCGTAAAGATTCCGATTTTCCGAACTTGATGAAAAGATTTATAAGAAATTTTGACATTTGTTTTGGTGTTCTTTTTCAAACATACCAAAAATTATTGAATCTTGCCTTCTAAACGACTAACCGCCTGACTAAGGCTATTTAATCTATTATAAATATCAATAATTGTTTTTTCTCTTCTATTGCTCATGTTGGAAAGAACCATGACAAACGCTGTTGCTGCCGCACCAATTAACGCTGCTTGAACCTCTGGCATTGCTTTAATCTGTAATTATGCCTATTATTGCTAATAAAACTATACTATGGCAGATAAAACAACAGAAAAAGAGCAAAAAATACAACAAACAGAGGATGATAAACCAGATTATCAAGAAAAAATAATGTTTTTAGTTAGCACTACTGCTCAAGGAGCTATCCTTGCATGGTGTCTTATAGTTTTGTCGCTTGGGTATATAAAGCTTCCTAATAAATTAGGAAATTTAGAAATTCCAGATCAGCCAAGAGTGGACTCGACTTTTGCTGCGGGGTTACTGGGTAACATCCTTGCTGGCTGGGGTGTTTCTGTAGGGGCTGCTAGTAGTGCAAAAAAGAAAAAGAAAGAAAGTGAAACAGCAAATAGTGTCGGCAACTCCTCTGGACAGCAGACTATAATAATTAGGCAGCCAATAGAATTAATAACAAGTAAACCAGAAGTCGTAAAAGTAGAACCTACAAAACCAAAACCATGAAAAAATTTATTATTTTAGCTTTTTTCTTCACAAGTCCAGTATTTGCAAATGGGACTCCAACTTGGACTACTGGCTCAAGTAATCGTACAGAGAATACTACTCAGACAATAACCCGCAGCGTTGTCACAGAAAAATATGGGGCTGCAATTAATTCTTGGGAAGCTTCAAATATAGAAGTAACCTCTGCTAGTTCTGGAGGAATTGCTCATTCTGATGCAATATTTACACCAAAAACTGTAACTGACGATTGGTCTTTATCCATTACTACAAGAGCAGCAAGTCAAATGATTGAAAAAATTACACAGAATGACTCGATCACAACTACTAGCGTTATCACTTCTCTCAGCGTCTTTAGTCAGTAGCTCAGTTTTAGCAGAGGGTGAGACTGATGTAATTGCTCAACCCAATGCTGTAGGTAATTCATCAATAATTAATCAAAACATGAATATAAATCAAGGAGCTACAAGCAAGAATCAGTTTGGAAATTTAGTTTGCTCACAACCTAGTATGAGCTTTACCCCTTTTTATACTGGTAATGATGCTCAAGGTGAAGAGACATACAGCATAAATGAAGGATGGGGCGGTCAAATTTCTTTTATGATTCCTTTAGGAGCTAATAATAAAATCTGTTCAGACTTAGCAGCCGTAAAGCTAAAATTAGCCAAAGAAGAATTAAGCAAAAATATATACGATAAAAATCTTGTAAGGGTTTTGAAGTGTTCACAACTCCATGCTTCGGGATATATGATAAATCCTAATTCAGAGTATGCTTATCTTTGTGCAGATGTAATAAATATAAGAGCTTACGTTAGAGCTAATCCTGAGATTTTTTCTTCAGAGAAGAAACCTCTTTCTTCAAAACCTTAGTAATTATTTTTTTGAATATTTTTTTAAGTTGAGCAACCACAGCTTGAGCAGCGATTCCTCCAGCTACTGTAACCACTGATGCTGTACCAGCCGCAACAACAGAGCTTGCTATTACTTCGGGTGCTGGAATGGGAAACTCGCCCCAAAATGGTATATTGAAAGTACCTATAGTTTCTACATTTGAAGTATCTTCTAAGTTTTTTGGGAGGTTCAGCGGTATCTCTTCTTGCTTTATACCTTTTACTTCCTCGCCTTGCTCCTTTTCTTCTTCAGAAGTTTTTGCCCGATCTTCTTCCAAACCCGACTGAACTTGTTCCAGACTTGGGAGTAACAAAGGATCTAAAAAAGGTTCTTCCGCTAAAGGGGGATAAAATATTGTTTTAGGTGGATTGAGTATATTGTTTGTGTCTGGTAAGTTTGGGTAGTATATATCGTTCATCAATGTTAAGAGAAATTTTAATTAAATTAGCAGCCCCCCTTAGTTTGACTGTTCTTGCTTTGATTGTTGCTTTAGCTCCACTGTACCTGTTGGCTGGGATTCTTGTTCGATCTTCTTCAACAACATTTCCTTCGCCTGTAAACCGCCCTCAATCATTAAAATAGTTCTGTTAGCTTCAGCCAAAACTTTTTCTGCCTGTTCTTTTGTTTTAACTTGTCTTGCTAGTTCTTCCTTCCACTCAAGAATTTGCTTTTGAATAATGTTTTTCATACTTTAGACGATAGTGTAAGTTTCACCAGAACCAACAGTAACAGTAACACCACTTGCAATTTCTATTGGCCCTGCACTCATGGCATTTTTGCCATTAGTTACAGTATAGTTTGAAGTTATACTCTGAGCATTTTCATAAACAGCCCCACCCGCCACAGTTGCAGAAACATTTGTTAAATTTGCTCCACTAACTGCTGGCAACGTAGATGGAAAACGTGCATCAGGGATTGTTCCAGATGATAGATTACTTGCATTTAAAGAAGATCCAGTAATATATCCAGCACCGTTTGTGATTGCGTTGTTATTAAGAGATATGTTTGCTGACCCATCAAAGCTAACCCCTGCAATAGTCCTTGCAGTTTCAAGGGCTGTCGCTGTCGCTGCATTTCCTGTTGTGTCCTGATTAAGAGTTCCAACGACAAAATCTAAAGTTCCGTCACCATCTTGGTATGTAACTGAAATTCCTGTCTCAGTGTTACCAGTGACCATCCCTCCGACAATATCTTGGACTTGCTCATTAGTTAAAGTCGCAGTTATAAACCCTGCTCCATTTGTTAATTGATTCGTATTTGTGACATTAGTTGCCCCTGTAGCAATTCCATCTAATTTATTTTTGAGTGTAGTTGTAAAGTTATTATCTGTTTGACTGGCAACAACGAAATCAAGAGTTCCGTCACCGTCTTGGTAAGTAACAGAAATACCAGTTTCCGTATTACCAGAAACCATGCCACCGACAATATCTTGAACTTGTTCATTTGTCAGAGTTGCTGTGATATATCCAGCCCCATTTGTGATGGCATTATTATTTAAAGATATATTTGCTGTACCATCAAACGAAACTCCAGCTATGGTTCTTGCAGTTTCCAAAGCTGTTGCAGTTGCCGCATTTCCTGTAGTGTCTTGATTCAAAGTTGCTACTCTTGCCGCTGCTAAAGTCCCCGAACTAATGTTTGAGGCATTTGTAGTATCGGTTGTTGCTGAAGTCGCAAGACCCAGCATAGTTCTTACCGCACTTGGAGCAATTTCTTCAATAATTCCAGCACCAGAACTATCTCTGCCTAAAAGTCGATCAGTTGCTGATACATTTTGAATTTTTGCATAAGTTACAGCATCATTATCTATAGTGAATGTCCCACCTGAGTTCGATACTGTAATATCGCCTTTATCACCATCATCAATCCCACCACCTGATATTTCAGCTACAGAATTATCATCTTTTTTTGTAAATAACTTACCAGAATCTGTCCTGATGGCTATTTCACCAACTATTAAATCACTAGCACTTGGGTCACTACCGCTACCAGTTTTTAGTTTAATTGTATTTGGCATGAGCTTTTACCTCCTAGCTCTAGTATGTGCCGCCATTAATATCAAAACCAGATGTAGCTCCGTCCTCAAGAAATGTCACAAGGTCTGAGAGAGCCACTTGCTTCATTGTTCCGTTATCGTTCATAACCATACGATCTGCTGTTGCAAGAGTGGTTGACGTTGCAGATGTTCCACCGTCCATGACGTTCAATTCAGCAGTCGTTACCGTTGCACCATCAAGAATTTGAACTTCGGCCTCTGATAAATCTGCTAAAGCGGCTGCTGTAGTTTGCCCCATAGTTGCAAGCTCTGTTAGCTTGTCTGAATGAGGTTCAACATCAGTTCCAATTACTAAGCCCAAAGCTGTCCTTGCTGCTGATGCTGAAGTCGCTCCAGTTCCACCATCAGATATTGCTAGTGTTCCAGTAATCGAACTTGCTGCAAGATCAACAGCTATTTTTGATGATTCAATTACAAGGCCACCATTTGATTTAAGATCAACAGATAAAGTATTACCACTCTTTGACAGCCCATCAGATGCCACCACCTGACCCGCTCCCGAAAACTGAACGAATGACAAATTATTCGTCCCGACAACCGCTGATCCCTTGTCCGAACTACAAACAAAGCCATTATCGGCATTTACAGTACCTTTCTCAACAAAAGTGAACATTCCAGCCGCATCAGCCCCAGCAGCTAAATCATCAGCCCTTGCTGGTGAAGATCCAACGATATAGATACCATTTTCCGAAGCAGTTGACTGATCTTTTACAAGAACTCGATCATTTGTTGAAAGAGATACACCGTCTATAGTGTCACCGTTATTAAGAGCAGTTGCAATTGTAATGTTTCCTGTGGTTGCGGCAGTACAACTGTCTTTAATATCTAATCCTTGACTGACTCCGTCTACATAGGACTTACTTGCCGCATCACCATCAGCAGTTGGTGTAGCTAAGTTTGTAATCTTTTGACTGTTAAGACTTACAGATCCATCAGGGGCAGTAAACTCATTTAACTTTAATAAATCAGCAGCAACTAAAGCTCTAAACGTAGGAGCAGCCGCAGATCCAGTTGTAGGGCCTGATAAAACAGTATTTGCAGTTCTTGTATCTGTCTTATTAAAAAACGCTCCAGCACCACCTACAGTAATGATTGAGCTTGCAGATGGTGGGGTAGATCCATTATCACCAAAACCATAATATAATTTTAAATCTGCTTCATTAAATGCTAATTCTGATGGAGATAAGCTAGATGGGGCACCAGCAGATCCACTAGCTGCTCTTTTTTTAATTCTTATAGTATTAGACATGATCTAAAAATTACCTCCATTAACAAGTGTGAGTTTAGTTGTCGTTGTATCTGCTTTAAATGTATCAGAAGATGAGTCGTAGTAAATAATAGAGTCATTTACTTTGTTAGAACCATCAAAGATAAAACCAGCAGCGGCTGGGCCTTGAGGCCCTGCTGTTGTGATTTCAACTGTGGTCACATCTGATACTTGACTTACAGTTACAGAATTAGGACTGCTCATGCTGTGTAACCTTCGCTTATATATAGTGTACCTTCTAAATAATAATTTTTGTCGCCACTTGGTTCTGTTAATAAAACATCATATTTAAGTTCATTTGGACTAAATGTTGCTGTTTGTGTATCAGTAAGTTTTATATCTACTATTCCGCTTGTTCTATTCGTATAAGCAACAGTCCAATCCGCAAATTTTGTTGATCTATCTTCGTTATAAACCTGAGCCGCAACAGTATATCCAGTCAAGTTAATTGCATCACCGTTACCATCTTTAAATGTAAGTTTTAAAGGGAAATCAGCCCTGCGTTGTACTGTGAAATCTTTCTGGGCTGGATTAATTGCCATTTAACTATAAGGTGATGAACCAAGTATATCAGTTTTCCATTGTGCCTTTAATGCGTCAGCATCACTAGCAGCAGCTATTCCAGAATCAGCAGGAGCGTCTCTTAGTGCTTGTTTTTTAGCAACAATATCTGTAGTTGATGCACCTGTTTCTAGTGCTTTTTGAAATTCTATGTCAAGTTCTGCAAATTTTGGTTTTCTCGCATTTCTGATATTTGTTTTATGAATTTCTCTAGCTTTTGCCATGTCAATACCAAATCCCATAGTTTCACTCCGTATAAGTCCAAGCATTTCTGAAACTCCTATCAGTAGGAATAGCAGACTTGTCAACAGTATAGACTGTCTTACCACTAGGGCAATCTTTATCTTTTATTTGATCTAAAGATAAATCTGTATTATCTGCTGGAACAACAATAGAAATACTACCGTCATCATTAGCATAGATAAATCTTTTGTCTGAATTTGCCATAAAGTTTTTCTTTAAGTATATATTAAAAATTAAATATCTCCAAAAACTGCAACTATGACAGGATCAGCGTCACTTTCACCACTTGGAAGTGCTGACATTACAACACAGCTTGTAGTTGTAAAATCATTTGTGGTTATAAAAGTATCATAAGAAGCAGTCGTATCTCGGTGAGCACCTCCATTCACTGCTGCAAAATTTGCATTTGCCATTGTGATCGAAAAGTTAACTTTATAAACTCCTGTAGCCGTATCAGTGATAGAACTTACATTATAACTATCATGAATTGAAACAGCCCCAACACCCTCTAAGTTAACCCATACTTGTGCTCTTCCGCTGCGAATTTCCTCTGGTGTTGAACTAGAACTACCGCTTGTATTTTGTATTGTGTTGACTTTAAGTGTTGACATTAGTTATCCCCAAAAATAAGGACTCCAACTATAGCAGAATCAGTTTCTGAAGCTGGAAAATCAGGATCACCAAAAGTCTCACAACTCACGTTACTTGTATTTAAATTAATAAAAGTAATACCATCAAAATGACCTACCGTTGCACCATCTTGTGAGTTCATACCAACAACAAGGTAATTTGTATTTGACATTGCATTAGAAAAATTGATTGTATATTCACCAGTTGCATTATCTGAAATAGAACTTACATTAAAGCTATCTCTGATCGCTACTGTTCCAGTTCCGTTAAAATTTACCCATAATTTTGCAAGCTGCCCCTTTTCTGTTCCACTTGTATTTTGAAATACTGGTGCTGCGGAAGAAACACTTTTAATTGTACCGACTGCTAATGTACTCATGGCTTTGGATTTGCGTCTTTAACGGATTTAATGTGGGTTGCCCACGTTCCAGTTGAATCTAGTTTACCAGCGACAATATCTTTGTACAACATATCTAATTGGTCGCCTATCTCAGCATAATAAGTCCCCGTTTTTTTAAGGCCAGTACCACCTGTTCTATCAGAGCGGTATTTTAATTTATTTAATTCTGTTCTTGCTGCATTTACTAAAGTTTGATCTATGGTGACTAAATTATCTGATGCATCATAGCAACCAGCATCATGATTAATTTTTTCAACATTTGGATATGCTTTAAAAATTGCCTCTGAATCTTCCCAAGCCATTATGCACTTACCTCCATTAAAGTCATAAAAGAACAGCCCGAAGTTGAGCCATTTCTAAAATTAATTGTAAAGTTTTCTGAAACTTGCATCTGTACTTTATATGTTGTTGATGATGTTGTAGCAATTCCTGTATCTAAATACAAGGCGGTTATCGGTGCAGCACCCCTGTTAGACTCAAATGTTCCATCAACAAGACCTATATCGTCAGAAGGGACACTATTTCCACTATTTCCAATGTCTAATGTAGTTGAACCTCTTACAAGTTTAACCGTAAATCGTGCATCACCACTTGGACAACAACGAACACCAAAATGACAAAGAATATGATTAGATGAAGATTGCGGTGTAATTGTGCAAGATAGACCTATGTCATGATAACTATCTGCACTAAAACTTGAATGTGTCTTAAAAATAGTATGCTGTATTTGAATTATCCCACCTTGTGATCCAGATGGAAGGCCTCCTCTTGGGATTATACTGTCAACTTTTAATTGGCTCATAAATCTATTATATACACTTTTATACTACAGTCCATGTTTCTCCAGAACCAACTGTAACGGTAACTCCGCTTTGAATAGTTATTGGACCAAAACTTCCAGCATTTTTGCCATTAGTTATCG